GGGACCGAAATGCTGTCGCCCGAGGCAGCCAGAGCCATGCGGGCGCTCCTGCCCAACTACTCGCCGCAGGCTCGCGCACAGGCTGTAGCGTCTGTGACCAAGACGGTGGAGGCGATCCGCGCAGGCTGGGGCAACGGGCCCGAGGTGATCGTGGCGTTCGACATGGGTGACCCGGTTGTGCCCGAGGCGGCCCGCCGCGCGGACCTGAAGCAGCGCAGCGGCGGCGCACGGGGCGCTCCCGAGGGCTTCTACTACCGTGGCAAGGCCTACTTGATGGCCTCGCGGCTGCCCACGGCCAACGATGCGGCGCGCGTGCTCTTTCACGAAGTACTCGGCCACCACGGGCTGCGCGGCCAGTTCGGCAAGGGGCTGGACGACGTGCTGAACCAGATCGGCACCATGCGCCGCGCTGACGTGGACGCGAAGATCAAGGAATACGGGCTGCGCGGCGTCAACAAGCTCGACCGGCGCGCCGCGGCGGAGGAAGTCCTGGCCGAAATGGCGCAGACACACCCCGAGCTGCACTTCGTGCGCCGCGCCATCGCCGCGATCCGCACCTGGCTGCGCCAGCACGTGCCGGGTTTCAGCAACCTGCGGATGACGGACGACGAGATCGTGCGCAACTTCATCCTGCCGGCTCGGCGCTTCGTTGAGCAGGGCGGCCCGGACGACGGGCCCGGCGACGGGCTGCGCTTCAGCCGTGGTGACGCAGGCCCCGCCTCGACCAACAGCCTCGATACCCCCATCGCCGCCAACGACGAAGGTGTAGCGAACTTCTGGCACTGGTACAGTGGGCAGGATGGAAGCCTCAAAGACACCCGAAGCAGCACGCAAGGATCTGGAGGAACTGCTGGCGGAGCTGCCGCCGGTGGGCCCGGCCGAGATGGCGGCGCACCTGGGCGACTCGGACCCGTTGATGCGCAAGGCCGCCCGCTCGTATTTTTCCACGGCACGCGAGACGACTTCACCGCGTTCGATACCGAGCACCCAAACCGAAAAGACGTAGGCTGGCTCGGCCGCGGCGTCTACGGTGCGAGCGACCCGGCGGACGCCAACTACTATGCCGGCGCCAAGCGCGGAGGCGGTGGGCAGCGCGTCATGCCGCTGTATTTCGCGGTCACGAACCCCTACGTTGCCACGCCGGAGATCAAGGCCCGGCTGAAGCGGGCCACGCAGGCCCAGGTCGATCGCTTCACGGCGAACCTGCGCGCGATGGGGCATGACGGCGTGACGCTCACTGTCGAAGATGGCTCGGTGGAGATCGTCGCGTTCGATCCCAGCCAGGTGAAATCGGCCATCGGCAACAGTGGGGCATTCGACGCTGGCACCTCGGACATCCGGTTCAGCCGATCCACGGTGCAGGACTTCGCCAAGAAGGCCACCGCCGAGCTCAATAAGACTTTCAATGCGCCCGGCAAGTTGTCTTGGTGGCACAAGACCGTGGGCACCATGTACAACCTCGCGGAGCGTTCGCCAGCCTTCAAGGCGGTGTTCGACTCAGCGCAAGGGTTCGTCGACGACGTGAGCTTCTACGCCAACGACGCGGCCGAACTGGCGCCCAAGCTGCTGCCGAAGCTGGAGACGTGGCGCGATATCAAGAAAGCGCCGGTGGCCGCGGCCGACAACGCCGCAGTGGCGAAGCCGGTCTTCGAAGGCACGCTGACCTGGGCGCGAGACGAACAGGGCATGCCGGTACCGGTGCAGTCGCTCATCGACGCGGCGGCCGAGCTGTCGGCCGACCAGAAGGCGCAGCGCCTGCTGCGAAACGGGCAGATCGACGAGCGCATGCTGAAGGCATGGCAGGGCATGCCAATGGAATCCTATGAGAAGGCCATCAGCACGCGCTTCGAGTCGCGCATGCTGCAGCCGGGCGTCGTCTGGACCGATGCGGAGCTGCGCTCCATGTTCAAGCTCACGGACGACCAGATCGCGCTCTACCACGAGTTCCGCGAGACGACCGACCGAAGCCTGGACACGATGGCACGCGCCGACATGCTGCGTTTCGTGGGCGACGATGCCAAGGGCATGCGTGGCATGGTGATGGATGCGCCGGACGCCCAAGCGGCGGCCGTGCTGCTGCGCGATCACCTGGTGCAGTTGGCCAACGAGCAGCCTGACCGCGCGACTCAGATCCTGAACACCGCCAACGGCATCATCGACCGAGCCGACAAGGTGCGCGAGCTGCAGGCCCGCGGGTATGCGCCGCTGTCGCGCTTCGGCCGCTACTCGGTCGACGTGGTGGACGCTGCCGGGGAGCGGCAGTACTTCGGCCTGTTCGAGACGGCGCGCGAGGCCAACAACATGGCCGCCCAGATGCGGGAAGAGTTCGGCGATGCCACCGTCACCCAAGGCACGCTCTCGGAGGAGGCCTTCAAGCTCTTCGCTGGCGTGACGCCCGAGACGCTGGAACTCTTCGGCAATGCCCTTGGCCTCGATTCGACCGGCGAAAGCGCGCAGGACCAGGCTTTCCAGGAATACCTGCGGCTGACGAAGACCAACCGCAGCGCAATGCGGCGGCTGATCCATCGCAAGGGCATCGCCGGTTTCAGCGAAGACGTGGGCCGCGTGCTGGCTTCCTTCATCTACTCGAACGCGCGCCAGACGGCCGCCGGCCTGCACATGGGCGACCTCGGCGAGGCGGTGCAGGCCATCCCGAAGGAACAGGGCGAGCTGAAAGATGCCGCCGTGCGCCTGGCCGACTATGTGAAGAACCCGCAGGAGGAGGCGCAGGCGGTGCGCGGGCTGCTGTTCGCGCAGTACCTGGGCGGCTCGGTCGCGTCGGCGTTCGTGAACATGACCCAGCCTATCGCTGTGACGATGCCGTGGCTGAGCCAGTACGGCGGCGCGCGCGCCGCGGCCGCGCAGATCGGCCGGGCGGCCAAGAACATCGCCACGCGCGGCTTCGAGTACGAACCGGATCTCGCCGCGGCGCTCAAGCGCGCCGAGGACGAGGGCACCGTGAGCCCGCAGGAGGTGCATCAGCTGATGGCGCAGGCGCGCGGCGCGAGCTCCCTGCGCTCCGGCGACGGCACGCGCGGCGGCGAGCTGCGCGCGATGGGCCAGAACGCACTGTCGCGCCTGTCGCTGGCCTGGGGGAAGCTCTTCGGCGCCGCCGAGCAGGTGAACCGCCGCATCACGTTCGTCGCGGCCTACCGCACGGCGAAGGCGCAGGGCATCGATGACCCGGCAGGGTTCGCTCGCAAGGCGATCACCGAAACGCAGTTCCTCTACTCGAAGGCGAACAAGATGGAGTGGGGCAGGGGGGCGATCGGCGGAACGCTGATGACCTTCAAGACCTACTCGGTGGCCTACCTCGAGCTGCTGCACCGCATGTACACGCAGGGCGGGCCCGAGGGCAAGCGCGCCGCGCTGCTGGCGCTGGGCATGCTGATGCTGATGGGCGGCGCCGGCGGCCTGCCGTTCGAGGAAGACCTGGAGGATGCGGTCGACGCGCTGGCGCAGATGCTTGGCTACAACTTCTCGACGAAGAAGGCCCGCCAGGAATTCCTGGAGAGCCTGCTGCCGAAGTCGATCGCGCAGTTCATCGACAAGGGCGTGAGCGGTCTGCCCGGCGCGCCTCTGGACGTGTCGGGCCGCCTTGGCATGGGGAACCTCATCCCCGGCACCGGCCTGCTGCTGGAGAAGACCAGCCACGCGCGCGACCTGCTGGAGATCGCGGGCCCGGCCGGCGACTTCGCCAGCCGCATCCTCTCCGGCGGTCGCAGCATGCTCACCGGCGACGTGGGCGCCGGACTGCTGGAAATGTCGCCCGCAGCGGTGCGCAACGCGGCCAAGGGCGTGGACATGGCCGCGACTGGCATGTACCGGGATGCCAAGGGCTACAAGGTGCTGGACACGAACACGCTGGAGGCGGCCCTCAAGGGCATCGGCTTCCAGCCGAACAGCGTGGCCACCATCCAGGAGGCGAACGGCATCAACCAGGGCGCGAAGGCGTTCTACAACCTGCGTGCGCAGGAGATCCGGGCGCTGTGGGCACAGGGCATCTTCGAGGGCGATCAGCAGAAGGTGCAGGAAGCTCGCGACCAGGTGGCCGCGTGGAACCGGAAGAACCCCGAGCAGCCGATGCTGGTGCGCATCCCCGACGTGATGCGCCGGGTGCGCGAGATGCGCAAGTCCAAGGATGAGCGGATCGCCGATACCGCGCCGCGTGTGATGCGTGCTCAGATGCGGGAGGATCTGGCCCGGGCTCGAGCTTCTGAAGCCTGAATCAGCCGGGGAAGCCGTTGTCGCGGAGCACCTGACGGCCCGGCGTGGTCATGGCCAGATTCCCGTTTTTGTCACGAGCGATCCAACCAGCCATCTCGAAGCCTTGGATCGCTTCCCCAGTGACCTGTCGGGTCTTTTGGTTCCAGTGGTGCAGTGCCTCTATGAGTGGCGAGATTTGTCTCGCAGGGGGTTGGGGTTTGTAGTCCGCAAGATCGGGGAGTTCATCGATCGGTGGCTTGCATCCACGCTGGATATAAATGTGGGGATCGAGGGCGTAATTGCCGCCGGCCGTATCGACAACCTGCACATTGACGATCGTTCCGTCTTTCAGCCTCTGGACGTAGAGGCCGGTGTAGCTGCTGCTCATGCGCTGTCTCCTGTAGGGCTTCCAGTGTCCCACATGGCGGACGCTTTCTGGTTGCGTACCAACCCCCTCTGGGGTTCGACCGTTGGCGCTCAGCTCGGAATCATCTGGGCTCATGCGCAACGAAACCATCGACACCTTGGCCGCCGTGGGCGGAAAAGCAACTGCCACCGGCGTAGGCATGACCAGCGTCGGCTGGTTCCTCTCGAACGAATTCTTCGGGCTGGTCGGCGCATTCGTTGCCGTCGCGGGCCTGCTGGTCGCTTGGTACTACAAGCGTGAGGCAAACCGGCGCCAGGTCGTCGAACATGAGCTGCGCGTTGCTCGCCTTCGCCTTGGCATGCGTTCCGACACCGATCTCGGCGAACTGGGTAGGGACGACTGATGAAGGGCGTGCGCATCGCAGTAGCCGCGCTGACGCTCTCGGCGGCTGGCTTCGCCGCCTGGGTGCAGCACGAAGGCACGGGGCCCATCGCAGTCCGCTCGGATGGCGTCGAGGTGCTGAAGCCCTACATCCCGACCGAGGGCGATGTCCCCACCATCGGCCACGGATCGACGCGCTACGAAGGCGGCACGCGCGTGACGCTCGCTGATCCGCCCATCACGCGCCGTCGCGCTGAAGAGCTCGCGCGCNACCTCAACCGCGTNGAAGAGCGNCGCTTCGCCGCCTCGTTGCCCGGTGTGAGCATGACGCAGGAGGAGTTCGACCTCTACATCGACTTCGTGGGCCAGTACGGGATGTCGAACTGGTCGGGCTCAAGCATGCGGCGTGCTCTGCTCGCCGGCCAGCCGCGGGCCGCCTGCGATGCGCTGCTCAACTGGCGCTTCCAGGCCGGTCGGGACTGCAAGCTGCCACAGAACTGGGGCCCGAAAGGCTGCAAGGGCGTGTGGCTACGACAGCAGGCGCGGCACCAAGCCTGCATTGCTGCGCAGTAGGGGGAAACGATGCTGCCCGACTTCAAGACTCCTCTGCTGTGGGTGCTCGGCCTCGCTCTCGTCGCCACACTGGCCACGGCCGGCATCGAGCGCACGCGCGCAGCTGGTGCTCGCGCTGATGCTACGACCGCGCGCAAGGATCTCGCCGACTACCGTGCTTCGCAGGCCGAATCCGGCCGTCTGGCCGAGCGCGCCGCGCGCACCCAAGAACAGACCTGGCGCGCTCGCGTCGATGGAGTGATTCAAGATGGTCAAAAACAGATTGCCCGTGCTCGGGA